GTCCTGGGCGGTTTGGCCCCCGAGGATGCGCAGGCGGTAGCGCGGGAGCTTGCCGGAAGGACATAAACGGTGCGTGCAATCGCGAAATACAACCACAACCACGACAGTAACGGCGAATTCGCGTCCGACTCCGGAAGCGGAGGAGCCCCCCACGACCTCGACAATCCCCACTACCCGCGCGTCGGGGACGGCGTCGCATTCCGCGACAGCCCGAAATCGCGTGTCGCGGCTGGAAAAATCGAGTCGGTTGACCCGGACGGTCGCAGCGGTGTCGTCAACTTCTCCGGCGCGCCCGCCGGCAAGTACCGCGGCCGTCAAAAGGTCGACCTGACTGGGGCGTTCTACACGCGGACCGACCCGAAGAATTCTCTGGTGGGCGGCACGTCGGGGCATTACGAGCAGGACGGCCCGCATCCCGGCAATGTGCGTGAGCCCTGGGATTCGCCGGGATTCAACAAGCTACCGAAAAAAGAGCAGCAGCGTCAGCTCGACGAGTATCGGGCGGCGCGATCGCGGAAAGGGATCGTCCGGATGGATATGGTCATGAAGTCGGCGCTCGCGCAGGTTCGCGGCACCGACAGCGGAGACGACGATTTTCCCGGCACCTTCGACGTTATTCTAGCGACTCCGCACCTGGACCGCGACGGCGACGAGTTACACCCCGACGGGTGGAAAACACCTCTGCCCGAACACATTACGTTTGATTCCGATCACGGTATGACGGTCGCGTCGACGGTCGGTTCCGGAACGCCCGTGCTGGACGGCGACGGGAATGTGCGGGTGAAGGGCACGTATGCGTCGACGGCGCACGCCCAGGATGTCCGAAAACTCGTCAACGAGAAGCACATTCGGCATGTGTCGGTCACGTTTATGGAGCCGAAAGCTAAAGGAGCAGACGGGAAAACGATCGTCGGGAAACGCGAATTGTTGAACGGCGCGTTCGTTTCGGTTCCCGCGAACACGAAAGCTGTTGTTTTGTCGTCGAAATCGTTTTACGTAGATCAGCTGCGCCGGAAAGATGCCCCCCACGCGAACCCCGACGACTACTACCGCGGTGAACTGATCGAGCCTGACCGCAACGGTAAATACCCGAACGTGCGCAGCGACATCCCCGAGGACGCGATGGGCGACAGTAACGCCAAGTCGCAGCTGATCCATGACCTGGCCGCGTCACTGGGTGCTCGGTGCGCAGGAAGTGACGCCTACGCGGGACTGACCGACGGGGCGCCGTCGTACTCGAAAGCGTTGGATCAGGCCGCGGCGATCGTGAAAGACGCCGACGCTCCGCACGCTCGAGCGGACGCGGGCGGCCAGATCGGCCGCTACGAAGGCGGCCTGTTGACGCCGGATCGCAACACCGATGGCCGTATCGACGGCAACCGTGTGCCTGACGCGTCCGGTGACACCGACGCCAATTACGTCTCGTTGCAGGAGATCCACGATCAGGCCGTGAAGCTGGGTGCGGCGTGCAGCGACGATTACGTGTCGCACGGTGTTCCCGAGGACGCGTGTGGCGCGTCGGACGCTAACGACAGCCTGCACGGGGTGCAGGCCGTGTTGCGGGTCGGCCCGCAGTCCGGTGGATTCGTCGACGCGAACAGCGGGAAGTTGCAGACCGGGAAATCCGCGGACCCCGACAAGGTGCAGCTTTTGAACGGGCAGGGCGCCAATTTGGGTTTGGGCACCGATCCGGGTGATCACTATCCGCGTCTGCAAGCGATCCACGATGCGGCCGTGCAGCTCGGCGGTGTGTGTTCGCCGGCGGCGACGACCCCGCCGTGGGCTGAGGACGGGGAGGTGTGGGGCGCGAACTCGCCTGTTATCGACGCCCCGATCAGCCCCGGGAAAAAGGCACTCGTGTGGGCGCAGCAGGCGGTGGCCGACGAGTCGGAGGCGAAAGCCCTCGCGTTAGAGATTCTGTCCGAACTGTAGGACACCGATAGACCCGGGGGCTGTTTTTCCCCCCCGGGCGCCACATTTTTCACCACAGAACGAGGCGTGGACAAGCCGTGTGCTTGTGCGCGCCTTTTTTCATCCCCTGAAGAAAGGCAATCCCCCCGTGAACCGTGACGATTTGCGACGCGAAGCGGCGCAACTTAAGGCTGAGGTGCGCGCCAAGACCGCAATGCGGGAATCGGGCGAAATCACCAACGCCGAGTACGCGTCCTTCATCGACAAGGCGTACAAGCGTAACGAGTCGATCCAGTCGACGATGCAGAACATGTCGAAGGCGTTGGCGATCGCCAACCCGGCTGATGACACGAATTCGCCTGCCGTGCAGTCGAGTAGGGACCCGGATGCGATTAACCCGATGACGGCGAAGTCGTTCATGGAGCGTTATGAGCGGTTGCGTCGAGCCGCGAAAAACAAGGACCCCAACCAGTCGTTCTCCTTTGACATTGCGGTCAAGACTCCGGGGTTCCGGGACTCGCAGCTGGTGATGAAGACGAACCCCTACGGAGGGAGCGCCGGCACGCAGGGCGTTACGGGTCTGCAAGGTGAAGGCGCGTCGGGAACGACGGCCTACACGGGGCTTCCCGGTGCCGGTACGCAAGCCAGCCCGGCCTCCGATTACTTCCTGGCCGGTCCTGGCGGCCCTGACATCACCCCCCAGTGGGTGCCCGGTATCCTCGAATTGCGTTGGTATGAGAACGTTATCGCTACGTTGATGCCGACGTTCCCGACCGATTCGCCCGTCGTTTCGTATGTTCGGGAGACGGCGTGGAACAACCAGTCCGCGGCAACCCCTGAAGGTGGGCAGTTCCCGACGTCGACGAACACGATCCAGCGTTATTCGGAGGAAGTCGGCAAGGTCACCAACATTTCTCGGGTTACTGACGAAGAAATCCAAGATTCCCAGTATTTTTGGGCTCTCGTTCAGAAGCGCACGACGATGGGTGTTTCGCGTGAGGAGGAGGTGCAGCTCCTCGCTGGCTCCGGCTATCCCGGCGTGAACGGATTGTTAAACAGGACTGGGGAATTCACGCAGGCGCAGACAGTTCCCGCGTTGACTGATCTGCAAATCCCGAACCAGGCCAACCCTGGCGTTGGTGCTCTGTCTGCGGTCGTCACGTCGGTGACTCCGGGAAGGTTGGTTTCCGGTGCGGGTGACACCTACCCGGACGGCTACCAGATCGTGGAGGCTCTGCTGGCTGCGATGACGGACATTCGCATCAACCACTTCTTCGAGCCGACCGCGATCGTCCTAAATCCGTTGGACTGGTTCATAATTCGCACGATGAAAGACAACCTGGGCCAGTACATGGCGGGCAGCATGTTCGGTTGGCAGTACGGCAACGCCGCGCAGATCGACCCCGCGATCCAGGCAACTGATGTGGGGTTGTCGCTGTGGGGTAAGCGTGTCGTGTCGACGCCGGCGTGCCCGCAAGGTTTGTGCCTCGTCGGCGACTTCACCGACGCCACCGCGGTGTTACGCCGGGGGGGTATGCGCGTTGAGATAGTCAACACAAATGGTTTTGACTTCGAGCAGGGGATGTGGACGATGAGGGCCTACACCCGTGTCGGCCTCGCCGTGTACCGCCCTGAGCTGTTCGAACTCGTCCAGTTCGCCGGCTCCGGCTTCACCGTAGGCTAAATCAAAACCAGGCAAACCGTTGATAGAAAGCAGGTTTCGAACACATGGTAACTGGGCCGATTAACCCTGACGTGTCAGGTCAGACACCGCAAATCCCCACGTCGAGCTACGTGTCGGGTTCAGCGTCGGTGGGGACCACCGCAACGCTAATCACCACGGTCCCGACAGGATTCGTTGGTGGCGTGGTCGTCAACAACGGGGGAGCCGACACCGTGTACTTGGGCGGTTCCGCTGTCACCGACAGCACCGGGCTGCCCGTGGCCGCCGGTGCGTCGGTGACGATCCCCGCCAGCCCCGGTGTATACCCAGCGTCGGTGTACGGGATTTCCGGGACTGCGGGGCAGACCGTGACGTACCTCTTCGGGGCTCCGCAGCCGTGATGATCGTCCCGAGCGTGGCCGGCGTCGACGGAAAGTGGGCGCCGGCCACAGCTTCCCACGCACCCGACGATCAGGCCGTCGTCGTTGCGAAAGTTGTTCAACCAGAACAGGCTACGCGCGCTATACGGAAGAATCGGGGTGCCCGCACGAAGGCGATCACCGAAGATGACTGAACCGCAGCCGCAATACAACGGCACCGGCCCGGTCGCCGCACCGGACGCACTCTACACCGGCGCCAACCTGGGATCGTATCACCTGATCCCGGCGTCGATGGTGATGGATATGCCGATGATCGTCGGATCGCACCAGGAGAATGAGGTTCAGTTCGCGTTGGATTTCGCGGCCCGCGCCGCAGAAGCCTATTGCGAGCGCAGTTTCGGGCGCGTCTTGAACGATACGATTGTCGCCAACCCGTATTTTTCTCACATTCGGGCGATGCCGGCGATCGCCCCGATGGCATCCTACGGCTCATACCCCGGTTACGGAATCAGCTTCTCCGCGTACGGGTCCCCCTACGTGGGGACGGCGCTGCTGCCGAACCCTCCGGTGACGGCGGTCTGGAACATTGAGGCGTGGATGCCGCTCGCCAATTTAGGTGGCGGCATGGGCTGGGTGACCCTCAACAATTTCAGCTTCGCCGAAGACGGGTACGTGTGGGACACGTCCGGGATGCCTGGTATCGCGCAGAGCGACGCCGGGCCGCTCCCGTCGTGGCCCCACACCCCGCGCTCGCTGCGCATCACCTACGATCACGGGTTTACGCTGCCGGGTACCGACCCGAACGGCGAATCCCCGGAACTGCCGCAGGGGATTATCGACACGGTCATTCGGGCTGCGGCGCAAATCCTGGTCAATCCCGCTGACATTGCCGCGTATTCAGCGGGCATCATCTCGATGAATTTCCACTCGCTGGTTCCCGGCGGAACCACAAGCCTCCTCGACACGACCGCTCTCGCACCGTATCGGCTCGTCCACCTGTGATCGGCGTCCAGACTTTCATTTTTTGGTCGAAAACGCCGGGACCGCTGGACCGGAAAAACATTCCGCAGGAAACCTACACTCCCACAACAATTCCGGGGTGTCTGTTGCAGCCGGCGCGGGTGACCGCGCAGGGCACCAACATTGACTATGCGGAAGCGACGTCGCAGCTGATTTCGCACCCGTTTCCGGCTGCTTTGGCGGCGAAATCAGCTGATCTGGTGCAAGACCAGCTGGCTGGCACCGTGTATCGGGTGATCGGCACGATCGTGTACCCGGCGCCGAACGGGATTCCGCACCACGTGGTTTTGTACCTGGTTTTGCCGACTGGGCTCGACCCGAAACTCGTCGCGCCGGGGACGTCGATCATCGAAGGGGGGCAGGACACCGAATGACGCGGAAAGTGCCGGGAATCAAGCAATCCGAGATCGACAAGGTGATCCGAGGCCCGAAAGTTAAAGCCGCGATGATGAACAAAGCGGTCAAGGTGCAAGACTACTGGAAGTCGGTTTCGCCGGTTTTCGACCCAACAGACCCGAAAGAGCACCGCAAAAACCCGGAGCACGGCGCCGCGGGTGACTACCGCGACTCGATCGTCGTCGAGGTCGGCAAAGACGCACAAGGGCCGTTCGTGAAAGTCAAAACGACTGACTTCAAACGGTTTTGGATCGAATTTGGCACTAAAACGATGCCGAAGCGGGCGCCGCGCCTGAAAACTTTGGCCCGATTCGCGAAACGCGGGTCGACGTGAGCCCGTCTCCGATCACCCCGGTCGACCCGCCGAACGACAGCCCCGAATACGATGTCGAGGACATCGTCATCGCCTACCTGGCGGGTTTCGGGCTGGTCCCGGACGGGCATGTGGCGGCGCGTATTCCCGAAAACATGGTTTTGCCGTGGGTTTTGGTGACCCGCGTCGCCGGCGGCGACGACTGGATCGTGGACTATGCGACGGTCCAGGTCGACTCGTTCCACGGCGACCAGACAGCGGCGTCAACGCTGGCGCGGGCCGTGCACCACCAGATGCGGCAGATGCGGCCCCAGTTGACGGTCGAGCTGCCCAGCGGCCGTCAAGCCAAAATTTACCGCTACGCCACCCACCAAACGCCGATCTATGTCCCGTGGGAACCCGAGGGTGGCGGCCTGATCATGTCTCGCTACGTCGGCGTATACGAGCTCGACGTGCGGCTTCCCAGCATCCCCGGCTACTGATCCGCAACACTCCCCACAAGAAAGGCCCGCAATGTCGACCCCGGTGCTCTCCAATTCGATATTCCTCGGCGACGAGTCGAATATCCGCCACGTCCTTTACCAGTCGTTTCTGTGGCGCGACTGGAACTACGCCGAAACGTCGCTGTCCGGGTTTTCTCCGTTCACTTCTGACGGCGCGTCGCTGATTTCGACGCTGTTCTCGGAGTCCAATCCAGGCGGCCCTTGGTATGACGCGGGCTATCTGGACGCGGCGGGCGTCGACATCAACCAAAAGTTGGAAACCAAGCCCACGATGGTCGCGCAGGCCAGGTGGCCGGCACGTTTCGACTACACGTCGGAAACCGAGGAAATCTCGACGAATTTGATGGAGTCCAACCCGATCGTCGACGCGCTCCGCGACAATCATCCCCTGTCGACGGTGCAGCCGATCGGCACCGTCAACTACAGCACCGCCGAGCCCGTCGAACGGAACATCTTCTTCCGGCAGTTGCTGATGATCGGCATCGACGGCCGTAGCGAAGAGGCGTATTACGTTGTGCGGGTGTACCCGAAGGTGTTGATCACTGATTTCGGGGTCACCAAGTGGAACGCTGAAGACACCGCGTTTTTGCCCGTGAAAATTATGGCGGTCCCAGACCCGTACACGGTGCCGCCGGATGGTGTGACCGTCGGGTCGCCGCGGTGGATCATGCGGGGCGGCCCGGGCTGGATCGGGCAGAACGCGCTCGGTGGTGTGGTGGTGACGACGTGGCCGTCGCCGCAGACCGCGCCGGTGGCGACCGCCGGCGCGAGTGGCGCGTTCACTGTCGTGTTCGCGCAGCCCACGTCCACGAATTCGCCGTTCTCCTACACCGTTGCGGCGAACAACAGCACGATCGGTCAGATCACGCATCCTGCGGTGACCGCGTCGACGTCGTCGGGGACGGTCACGCTAAGTGGTTCCGGGCTGATCAGCGGCGACGACTACGTTTTCACCGTGACGGCGACCGGGGTTAACGGGATGTCCACGGCGTCGATGCCGTCGAACTCGATCACCGCCGAATAATGGTCGACGACAAGGAGCGCCGCGTTAAAGCTGCCGGCTACGGTGAGCAGCGCATTGAGGCGCTGGGGCAGAGGCCGTACCTGGACTTGGTGTGCAAAGACGGCTCGGTGGTGCGGATGCCGCACCCGCTGCGCCTCGACGACGATGCGCTGGCCCGGGTGGAAGCGTTGCAGCGCGGCGACGGACTTGACCGTGAACCGGTTTTCGACGAGGCTGGTCGGCCGGCCCGTGACGCGGCCGGGAAGCCCGTCACCCGCATCGTCGAGCCGCCCACCGTGGACGGGAAACGCGCCGACCCGTATGTGGTTCGGGCGATGAAAGCCGTACTTGGGGAATCCGATTACGCGAAGTTGCGGGATCACGGTTTGACTGCGGCGGACCTGTACAGCATGTGGGACGAACTCAGCGAAACCCGCGAGAAGGTGGACGACCCAAAAGGCGAAGCGACTTAGCCCAGGTCGTTAAGGAGTTCGCTGAGGAACTCGAAGCGGATCTGCTTTTTCGGGGTATCGACGTCCTGGATTGGCATCGCGGCCTGATCAGCGACCGTCGTCTGATCATCTTGATCCGGCATTTACCGGATGATTCGGCGACGAAAAAGGCTATGCGCGATGGTGACTGGGGTTTAACGGAGCATTTGGCGGCTGGAGTGTGGAATGAGGTTAAGGCGTTGCGCGCCGATCTGACTCACGCACAGTACCGGCCCGTATTGCCGCCGTCCGCGGCGGCGGCGGAGGAGAAGCGTATTGCGGCGTCCCGCGCCGGGCACGACGCGCTGATGGCTGTGCTGCGCGGCGAAGGGGGTGTGGCAGATGGCTAGCGACGACGATGCTCTCGCCATTGATCTGCGCCCCAAACTCGATGAGGCCGCCGCGAATAAAGCGGTGTCAGCGGTCAAAGAGAAAGTCAAGGATGCCGGCAACGTGCCGGTACGCCCAAAGATCGACGAAGCGCAGATGGCGCGGACGTTGGATCGGGCGGCGGGGAATATGCGCGACGCCGGCGACAAGGGCGGCACCCAGATGGGCCGCGCTATCGAGACGAAGGTCTCGACGTCGATGGAGCGCGTCAAGCAGAAGGTCAACCAGACCACTCTCTCGCCCGATGTCGATGATTCGGGCCTGAAGAAGGCGGCGAAGTCGGCCGATGATCTGGGCCGCAAACTGCAAGACGTCACCAAGAAGGCCGGCGCGGTAAAGGATTCCATCGATAATGTCGACACCGGTCACAATATGTCGCAAACCCTCGACAATGCTAAGCAGCTGGGGACGTCCCTCTCTTCGATGCCCGGAAAGCTCGGCAAGATCGGCAGCGCCGTCGCGGGGGTGACCGATAAGGCGGGCGCCCTGCTCGGCGTGTTCTCATCCATCGGCGCTATCATTCCGACGATTCAGAAGGGTCTGCAGAATCTTCACATTCCCGGGTCGCAAGGCCCCGGCGAACCGGGGGGATCGGACTGGCTCTGGGACTTTATGCACCCCTTGGATGCGCCGGGGAAGGTGTTTTCATGGTGGCCCATGAAACACGACTGGAACGCCAACCACCCGCAGCAAAGTGACGCTCCCGCGAAGAAGTCCCCAGGCAGTTTCTACCAGAATTGGTATTCGGAGAACGGTACCATCGTTCAGCCCGGCGAGAAGGGTTTCGTCGGCCCACTCCCGGAGGGGGTCAAGCCCTACCAAAAGCCGTATAACCCGTTTACGGACGGCTGGCAGCCTCCCCTCGACTACAAAAAGTGGTACGCGCGTAAGGACGACGAAGAAGAAGAAAAATCTGGGGAAAAATCCGGGGCGGCGACCAGTGGGGGGAAGCCCACCGGAACCGCATCCGACCCGGTGCATGTGCGCCCTGTCGATGACGGCACCAACGGCAAAGGGAGCGGGAGCGGGTGTTGGCCGTGGCTGAATCTGGGGTTGCAGCCGCCGGACATCACGAAGTTTCTGCCCACTGCGGCCCAGCTGTTCGGTGACCCCGGCGCGCCGGGGGAAGGGTCTTTCGGTGCGCCCGGACTTGGCGGCGGTGGGCTGGGCGCCGCAGGCTGCTCATGCGAGTCCGGGGGAGTCGGCGGCACCGCCGATGGCGTGCTGGGGTCGCCGTCCGGCGCGCTGGGAGGGGCCGCGCCCACTCCCGGGGAAGTCGGCGCCCCCCCCGGTGGCGGGTCGCCGGGGGGGCCGCCCTCCGGCGCGTCAGCAGGGGAACCGTCTGCGGGTCCGTCCACGGGCGGCCCTAACCCCTACATCGCCAGCGTTCCCGCGTTGGTCCCTTTCGGGGGCAGTGACGGTTCGCGCGGCGGCTCCCTGGGCGACCTCCTCGGCGCAGCGCCGAGTAGCGTTCCCGCGTTGGTCCCTTTCGGTGGCAGCGGCGGCTCGAGCGGCGGCTCCCTGGGCGACCTCCTCGGCGCAGCGCCGAGTGGCTTACCGACCCGTGCGGCAATGAGCGGCTTCCGTGGCGGAGGGCCTGCCGACATCGCCAAGTACATTTACGGCGCTGCGCGCGCTCGCGGCTATTCCGACCACGATGCGACCGCGATCCTCGCCTACGCCGTCGGTGAAAGTGGGCTCAATCCCCGCATCTCCGGCGGCGTTCAGGGCGACGACGAAGTTATCGGCCTGTTCCAAGAGAAGTCCGGTTTCGCCCGGTCAGGCGGGATCGACCCCAGCCAGCGCTACACCGTTGAGGGAAACACCAACGCCTACCTCAACCAGCTACAGCAGCACCGCGGGGGCGACATCATGGATCAGCTGCTGCACACCAGCGTGGGCGGACCCATGTACACGGGTGGCCGCGGCTATATGGATCAGCTGATGGGGCGTGCCCGCGGCTACCTGGGGGGCGGCGGGGGCTCTCCGATCAAGGCGAACCTGACGGGATTCGGGGTGCCGGTCGGTCCCGGACCCGGCGAGGTCCCCGGCCCGATACCGGGGCCGCTCGGCCCGATCTCCGGGGACATTGCGGCCAGCGACGGCGGAATGCGCTCCAACACACCGAAAAAAGAAGCGCCGCTGGGGCAAGGCCCGGGCGCGGGGCTGACCGGCGGCGGCATACTCGGCTTGGCCGAGCAGCTGCCCGCCATGGCGGCAGGCGCCGGCGGCGGCGCCGGCGCAGCATTCGGGGGTGGGGCGGCCGCTGCGGTCGCGGCCGCAGCGTGGCAGGACATTGCGGTCCCCGAAATCAACCTCGGGGTCCAAAAAGGCGGGCAGGCGCTTGCGGCGCTCGCCATGGCACCCATGGAAACGATGCACCTGGCTGGCGGGCAGATGGGTGCCCCCAGCGTCGGCTCCGCGGGCCAGTCCGGCTGGACGGGGAAACTGTTGGGGTCGCTGTTGGGTTCGCAGTTCAACGCCGCGAACATTGCGGGATCGACTGCCCCGCCGAAAGATTCGTACGGTTCCGATCAGCAGAAAACCCAACAGCAGCGGGAGGGGCAGCCGAAAGGCACCCAAGACGATCCTCTGCACGTCAACGTGTTGAACGGCGGCGCGAAGGAGCAGGAAGGGTCCGCGTCGACCGGCACGAGTAAAGCCCCCACCGGCACTGCCGGGCAGGGCGCCGGAACGTCGTTCGGCGCGTCGGCGGGCGCGGTCACCGCGAGCCCCGCGATGATCGGCTGACCGGTGACATCTCCCTCCGTTTTGATGCCGCCGGGGCCGGTCACCCCGCTCGGCGCGGCCCGCGCACTGTCCGGCACCGTCCCCCACGTGAGTGTCACCGGAGCCGACGGGACCCAGTGGTACCTTCAGGGACCGTTGGCACCGGATTTGTTGACGCAGCCGGGAATTGGGCTGATCACCTTCGAGGGGCTGCAGCCGTCATTCGATCTGCTCGATGAGCAGGGCGCCCGCCAAGACGGCATTTCGAACCTTGACACCGTGTGGAATCCGAATGTGCTGTCGATGGTGCTGGAGGCGGGGGCGCCGACCGTCGCCGAATTCCGGCAGGTGATGCGGATGTGGATTTCCAGCTGGAATCCGCCGAACGTCAACACCGTGTCGGTGTTCACCCCGCAGATGGGGTCGTGGTGGGCGCCGGCGCGGCAACTGAAAGCGCTGCCCCCGCGCACCGGGTCGGACTCCAACCAGGACCCCTCCCTGCACTTGCGGTTCCGTTTCGGGTTTCAGGCCCGCGTCGATAACGCGTTCTGGCAGGGGGTCGATTCGGTGTCAGTTTTTCCCGGTGGCACGTACGGGACGTGCCCGCAAACTCTCACCGGGGGCGCCGCGTCGGGATGGTGTCCCCTCACCAATACGGGGACGCGCCGCGGCTGGCCCCGATTCCTGGTGACCGGACCCGGAACGTTCACCCTCGGCAACGGCGGAAACATTGTTGCGCAGGAAACCCGGCGTACGCGTCCGGTTACGCGCCAGGCATCGTCACTTCTGGTGTCACGCCGATCACGTTCGGGCCGCTCACCGACGGGCAGGTAGCACTGGTGTCGACGCTCCCGCGGCTGCGTAGCGTCGTCGACCTCACCCCCACGCAGACGCTGCCCACGAACCCGCAGCAGCGGGCGTTGACGCAAACGTTGATCAATTTGGCGCAGACGACGAACACGGCGCCGCTGCTGGAGGCATGGCAAAACGTGTTCGGTGTGCTGCCGCTGAATTCGCCGATGTATTCGCTGCTGGGTGGGCGTTTCACGACATCGTCCGCGTTGCCTCCCCACGCGGACGGCTACCCGCTGCAAACCAGTTGGATTCCGGTGAGCATCGTCGGCGGGAACTCGAATTCGCGGATCGTGGCGGCGTCGACGCCGTATCGGACGTGGCCCTGGTGAGTCAGCCTGTCTGGCCGCAGCCGGGGAAGCCGTTGACGACCCCGTATGCGCCGAATCTGGTGATGCTGCCGTTCCAGCCGCCGGTCACCTACACCCAAGGTGGTTTCGGGGGGGGGCAGACGTTGTTGGAGTTGTTGGAGTCGGGGGCGCCGGCGATCCAGGTGGAGGCGGCGACGGTGGCCGCCGACGTGGCTAACGCACCACCGGATAACGTCACTGTGACGGTTTACGACAAGTTCTACAACCCGCTCGGGGAAATCAATGATTATATCTCATTGAGTTTCCAGTTCGCCCGCAACGCGGTCGGTGCGGCGCAGATCGTCATGAAGGGTGTCGACCCGCTGGCGCCTGCGGTGTTGGCGTGCGCGCAGACAACCGTCCCGATCACCATCGAAACCGGCACACAGCGCTGGTCGGGTCGGGTGATGACCGCCGACGACACGTTCGGCCCCATCGAAGGGACACCCCCGAATCGGGCGGTGCGCACCGTGACAGTGACGTGTGTCGACGAGTACGCCTATCTTGATCACATTTTGTGCTTTCCGAATTTCCTGCTCCCCATCGAGGTGCAGTTCCCGTCGGAGGCGGTCTACATCGGCCCCGTGGTGACGTGCGTGAAAACCCTTGTCGCGGAACAGTGTTTCCGGTTGCAGTCCGGTATCTACGAGTTGGTCAACAGCTTCGGGTCGCTGGATTTTGAGCCGCTGGCCGCGAACTGGGCGTCCGCGCTGCTGTCCGGTGGCGGCGATTTGCAGCAGATGCTCCTCACCCCGATCGTGATCGTCCCCACCGACCCGGTCAACGACACGAGTCCGTGGGTGAGTTTCTCCGGCCGCATGGATCAAATCTCCACCCTGATCGATCAGGTCGTGAAAGACACCGGCACGAATGTGACGATGACGTTGTGGATGCCGGGAGACCCGCAACCCGACGTGGTCGGACCTGACGGGCTGAAAGCGACGCTCACGGTTCCGACGGTCGTCATGGACGCAACGGACAACCTGAATGTGACGGGCGCGACGGGCACCTTCCTCGATGGCATCTTGCAGGACGTGGTCGATTTGCAGAATGGGGTGTTGGGGCAGACGCTGGCACCGTTTTTGAATCCGACGAACGAGTACGCACCCCAGGGCATCAACATCGCCCCGACGGTGGGCGTGAATTTTGTGCAGCCGTGGGTGGTGATGACCGACGACCCGCGGTCAGGGATGATCGCGTCGCAGGTGAAAGCGCGAACACCGTTGTGTACCACCGTTGTTGCGGGCGGTAAATCACCTCAGTGGCTTGACGACCTCTTAAACATTTTGGCGTCGTGGGCAATTCAGGCGATTACTATTGCGATCGGTATCACGGGCATCCCCAGCGATCTTTTTGACGGCGTGATTGATGACGTGATTTTCGCGTTTTGGGAAGCACGTAATTTTGAGCGGCAGCAAGCCATGGGCCCGTACGCGTGGGCGGAGTACTTTACCCAAACCGGTTCAAGCGCATACACTTTGGATTCGTGGTTCGCCATGCAGAACGCGATGTGGGACACGCGTGGCCTGTACAGCTACCAGTGGTCGTTCCTCAACGGGTACCCCTACACGATCGGCGTCGATATCTTTGTGGGACAACTAGCGTCGATCGTCAACCGCGGTCTCCTATACACCGACTACGTTAACAGTGTGGTGTTCACCGACGACCGCACCACCCGGCTGGGGAAGGTGGAAATCACCGTCGGTGACCTCGAATTCGTGCTGAACCCGGTCGCGAAGATTTACCGCAAGCTTGTCAATACCGAAAAAGCCATGCAGATTTTGGCGCTGAACACGTGAACATGAAGGGTGATGGTTGTGGGAGTTAGCGCAGACGGTCAGTCCCTGACCATCACTGGGGCGTCGATCACGTTCGACTCCAGCTACGACCCGACGACGGGGATCGCGACGATCACGATCACTCCCGCCGGAGGATTGGGGACACTGCCCGCGGTGTTGGATGGGCAGCCGGGGCAGCCCCCCGTTTTGCAGGTCGGGGCGGTGGAGACGCTGCCCGCGGGCAGCGACGCGACGGTCGCGTTGACGGAGCTGGTGTCGGGGGGAGCGGGCACCGCCAGCGTGTATCAGTTGAATTTCGGGATTCCGGTGGGGGCGACCGGAGCCTCGGCCAGCAACCCCATTTTCGATTACATTGCGGGCGGCGAAACGGCGCTGACGGGGGCGGTCGGCCTGGTCTGGAATGAGGTGACGTCCCTTTTCGATCCGGTGGTGCCGGCGGCGTCGGCGGCGGGCCAGGTCTATTACGCGTCGTCGATCAATTCGACGAGCGGCACTGGCCCGGGTCCGCGGAACCTCACATCGATCAGTGTGCCGCCGCAACCGTTTTCATGGTTTCCGACGGTGTCGGGGGGGTGTGTGGTGACGGGCACCGTCAACACACAGGTGAATGTTCAGGCTTTCGTCGGCAGCACCATCGGAGATCAGGTGGGCGTGGGTTATGGTGTGCCGGGGACGCCGACGCAGTCGGTGGCGTTGATGTCGGGGGTGCCGGCGGGGTCGCAGTCGGGTTATGGTGTGGTGCCTGCGGGGATGTCGGCGACGATTGTTTTCGCGGCTACGCAGGTTGCGTCCACTTTGGATGCGTGGACGACGTCGTCGACGACGTCGACGTTCCAGGTGTTTACGACGCCGGTGCAGTCGTGACGTGGCCTGTCACCCCGGACCCGGGGATTCACAATGTGCCGGAGTCGACGTTGGGGCCTGGCGGCGAGGTGCAGTTGCTGGATGTGATGGCGTCGAACTTGGTTGGCGGGATTTTGCAGTGGGTGTTGAGGACGCTGATCGCGGATGTTGAGGGCATCCCTGTGGTGGGGGCGCTTGTTGAGGATGTGGTGGATCCGCTGGCGAATGGGTTCGCGAATTTGTTGGGGATTTTGGGTGTGGTGGGTTCGGATGTGAATTTGTTGGGGGTGCCGTCGGCGGCGAATTTTGAGGCGCTCGTCGCCCCCGCGCGGGATATCCCGTTGCTGGCGGATTTGGTGGCGGATTTGGCGGCGTTGATTAGTGGTGTGGGGGGGACGGTGATCGGTGATGTGTCGTCGGCGATTATGGAGGCGCTGTCGGATTTGGCGGCGTTGATTAGTGGTGTGGGGGGGACGGTGAT